GCCGGGATCGCCTTACATAACAGTAAGTGCCATTGGCGGCGCTCGTTGCAATGTTCGTTTTGACATTACAGTCATTGTCAATGCAGCGGACAACCGGGCTGCTTTGAAAAATTTGGAAACTTTAATCTTTAGTGTCACCGATCTACTAGCCAATAACATTTCGTTTTTGGGTGGATGGTCACAACCCACAGTCCAGCAAATCGGAAACTCCGACATGCTTATCAGCCAACTCAACATAGAGATGGTCACAACCAACTAGAAAGGCAAGTCATGCCAGCAACATACATAACTGGTCGGAATCTGACTTTGAGCATCAACTCTGTGTCATACGCTGACCAAGCATCAACAGTCACACTAGAGCGCGAAAACAACCAGCAGGTACTTGAAGTGCTATCAGGTCGCGCTTACAAGACCGTAGACAAAACCGCGACATTAAACGTGGAACTATACCTAGATGACACATCATCTGCAGGCATTATTTCAGCGCTATGGGATGCAGCCAACAGCGCACCTGATACATCACTAGCATTTAGTTTTGATGTAAACGGTGACACATTCACTGGCAACGTGTTTCCAGTATTCCCAACAGTCGGTGGCGCTGCCACAGACGTACTAACAACCAGCCTCAGCTTTGTTGTTGAGGATGGAACAGTCACAAGAGCCTAACTAGCAGAACAGGGCAACTATTATGCAATACACAGTTACAACAAAACAGGGCAATAACTACATAGTGAGTGATGATAACGCTTGGTTATGGATCGAGATCGAAAGAGAACTCGGTTATACAGTTAGCCAAGCGGCAGAAAAGATGAGCCAAGGCTCGCTGGATGTCATAACCTGCATGCTTTATAAAGCCGCTAAGGCTCAAGGGCATACCAAGTTACCAAGTCAGCAAGCATGGGTCACCAATGAGTTTGAAACCTTTGAGGTGGTCGAGGAAAGCCCAAAAGAGAACTCGCTGACGGACTCGTCAGAATAGCAGTTGTCACCGGGATTCCATTATCTGATCTGTATCAATGGTCACTCGCAGACATCAACACAGCACTAAAGCTGATACAAGAGAGGAATGGTTATGGCAGATACTAGAACAAGCATTACTGTTAAACCTGACATCTCTGACTACCGTGGATTGCTTAAGGCTCTTAACGTCATGGACAAAGAAGCTCAGTTTGAATTAAAGAATGAAGTTTACGCAATTAGCGCTTGGACTGCTCAAAACATTCAACGCGCTGGTTATGCTCATCCTTTCTATCCCAAACAAGCCGCTATTGCAGCTGCAACTGTAAGACCTGCTAGAGACCGAGTACCTACTGTTTACATTGGTGGATCAAAAGGCCGCGCATCAGGTGGCGCTAATGCCGGGCAAATCTTATTTGGTAATGAATTTGGTGGAGATCGTAACGCCTTTGGAAACAAACAGGCTTTTGCTAATGGTGGCTACCGATTCCCACCTCGTACAGCCCGAGAGGGCCGAGGAAATACAGGTTACTGGATCTTTCCTACTCTTAAGGCAATGCAACCTGAAATTAAAAGAAAATGGTTTGCAGCTTGCAATAAGGTAATGGACAACTGGGCAAGGAACTCATAATGGCTGATACACGCACACTCAAACTTTCGTTACTTGCTGATGTTGAAAAATTCCTCAATGGCATGGACAAAGCTGACAACAGCACTAAGTCTTTCTCAAGCAAGGTCGGCAAGTATTCCAAGGCAATGGCCAAGTCTTTTGCAATCGCTGGCGCAGCTGCTGGGGCTTATGCACTCAAGTTAGGCATTGATGGAGTCAAGGCAGCCGTAGAGGATGAAGCATCACAAAAGCAACTTGCCGAAGCATTAAAAAACACCACCAATGCAACTGATGCCCAGATTAAGTCCACCGAGGATTACATCAGTAAGCAACAACTGGCCTTTGGTATTGCAGACACTAAATTGCGCCCGGCACTGGCTAACCTTGCCCGAGCCACTGGAGATGTAGGCAAGGCCCAGCAACTTACAAACCTTGCAATGGACATAGCGCAGGCCACAAATAAAGATTTAGAAAGCGTGTCACTTAGCCTAGCCAAGGCATATAACGGGAACATTGGGGCGCTTACAAAGTTAGGCATTCCACTAGATGATGCAATTAAGAAGTCTGGCGATTTCAATTTGGTGCAGGGCGAATTAGTCAGACTATTTGGCGGCGCTGCCAAAGCCAATACCGAAACCTACGCTGGCCAATTGGCTATCGTCACCGAGCGTGTAGGCGAACTCAAGGAATCAATTGGTATGGCATTACTGCCAACCATGAAAGATTTGCTTGAGCAAGTAAACATGGTTGCAAAAGGATTTAGTGGCGAGGATCCACAGGGACTAAGCAACCGAGCCAGAGAACTAGCTGGAAACTTTGAGGGTGACGGCGCTTACAGTCTTGGTGGCTCACTTCGAGCAGTAGCCGATTCTTTTGGTCAGTTATTCAAGGCAATAAATGGTGACGGCCCACAGGCTGCCGGAACACTTGAAAAGATTGCTAATGCAATGGAGACATTTGCTAACGCCTTAAAGAGTGTTACAACTGCCTACCAAAATTACATGAGATTTTACGACAAAGTACCAGACGGCTTAAAAGACTTTATGAACCCATTTAGTCGCTTAGGCGATTTAATGCGCTTGGCTGGTGGTCGCGCATCAGGTGGCCCAGTAATGGCAGGGCAGGCTTACCGAGTAGGCGAATTTGGCCCAGAAACCTTTGTGCCTGCTGGCGCTGGTTCAATCCGCCCAGACAATGGCGTTGGGGGTGGCGTAACCATAATTATGAATGGTGTCATTGATGGAGAGTCTGCCCGCCGCAGCATTGAACGCCTATTACAAGACTCCTCAAGGCGTACAGGGGCAGTAAATCTAGTCGGGGCTACATTGTGACCGATTACGAGCCATACCCAACTGTGACCTTTGCAGGGGCTACAACATACGCTGACCAGACAATCTCAAGCATCTCAATACGATCTGGCCGTAATGATGTAACTACGCAACCACAGCCCGGGTTTGCCTCAATCAGTCTTTGGACAGATGCCAGCGATCCTTTGAACGTGGCCTTGAGTCAGTCTGTGTCAATCTCGATAGATAAGGGAACATCAGGAACACAAGAAATTTTTGCTGGCATTATTTCTGATATTGACATTAGCCTGCAGGCTTATGGATCAGATGGCTCAATAGCCATTTACACCATTACAGCCGTTGGCCCTTTGTCGCAGCTCAACCGTCACTTGGTCGGCGGTAGCAACTATGCTAAAGAGTTTGACGGAACACGTATCCTTAACATTCTTAGTGAGGCCTTTTTACAATCGTGGTCTGATGTTGGGGCAACTATTACTTGGGATGATTTGCCTACCGAAACAACTTGGGCTAGTTATGATGCAACTAATGTGGCTTTGGTTGATAACCTAACTGCCAATGTTGATGTGCCGGGCGTTTACGAACTTATGGCCTACAATTCTGGCGAAGCTGATGCCTACACACTTGCGACACAAGCTGCTAACTCGGGTCGTGGAGTACTCTGGGAGGGTGGCGATGGTGATTTGCATTATGACGATTACGCCAGCCGAGCCAGCGCAAGCCCATTAACTCTCACAGCTGATGACATTCTTGCCCAAGGCTTACGCACACAAGCCCAATGGGGCGAAATCGTAAATGATGTAAATGTTACCTACCGGGCAGGCACAGAGAATGCGCGTGATGAAAATTCAATTATTCAATACGGCCAGTTGTCTGGAACTCGCACAACTCAACTACATAATGCAGCTGACGCATTGGCACAAGCCAACGACTTTTTAGAATCTCGTGCATACCCAAGAATGTACCCAGAAACAATCACAATACCTTTACACTCACCTACCGTTACAGATGCCACTAGGGATGCCCTAGCAGCCGTTTACAACGGTCTACGAGTAAACACCAGCGCACTACCAGCAGTCTTTGGAACTACCTTTGACGGCTTTGTCGAGGGCTACACATGGAACTTGACCAGATACACCGCCGAACTTGCCCTGACCTGTTCGGCATACTCTGAAACTTATTTGAGTATTATCTGGGATCAAATACCACCAACCACAACTTGGGCAGGGTATACTCCAAGTACACAAGAATGGGATGATTTATAATGGCAACAACCACTAACTACTCGTGGACTACGCCCGATAATACGGCGTATGTCAAGGATGGCGCATCTGCTATTCGCACTCTTGGCAGCTCTGTTGACACCACTTTATTTAGTGTTACAGGTGGCAAAAATGTTGGACATCAGTTAATTAACACAACCTCATTTACAGCAGCCTCATCGGTATCTTTAGACAATGTTTTTACTTCTGCTTATGCAAATTACCAAGTTTTATTAAATGTAAGTGGCACGGTAGCAGCAAACATAACTATGAATATGCGAGCAGCAGGGGCAACTAATAGCACAAGCAATTACTTTTACGGAGCAGTAGCAATAGTTTTTGGCGTTGCAACACCTGCTGGATCTCAAGCACAAAGCGCTACAACATGGACTGAAGCAGGTAGAACCAATGCTGGGGGACCGGGTGGTGGTCAGTTTATGTTTATAAATCCACAATTAGCAGCAAAAACATTTGTTCAAAATACAACAACGGATGAGGCTGTGACAAGAAATGTTGGAATGATGTTTAACGCAACAACACAATTTGATGGTTTTCTTTTAGCACCCACCAGTGGAACAATTACTGGAACAGTTCGCGTTTACGGATTAAGGAACTCATAACATGCCTACAGCAAAAGAAGAAGTTTTAATAGCAGTTGAGTTAGACGCTGCAACGGGTCAAGTAATAGAGCGACCTTTTACAGATGACGAGGTAAAAGCGCACAAAGCTATGCAAGTAGAAGTTAAAAAACAACAAGCAGTATTAGATGCTAAAGCAGCTGCTCGCACTAGCGCATTAGCCAAACTTGCTGATCTTGGATTAACTGCCGAGGAAATTGCAGCTTTATAATGTCATTCCTAACATGGTTTGCACATAGCCCAATAGCCTCATTCGTTAAGGTATTTGGCGCTGGTGTGCTTGGTTGGTTGCTTGTAAATGCAGACACTTTAGGCATTCACCCGGCATTAACTATTGGCCTTGTATCAGCATTACCAATCATCATTAACTGGCTTAATCCAGAGTATGACAACTATGGCAGGGCCAACCTAGATGAAGCCGATTAGATTAGGCATTGTCACATTTCCATACGGGGCTAAATACCGAAATGGCACACTTCATAAGGGCATTGATTACCGAGCATCAGTAGGCACATCTGTCTACGCAGCTGTAGGTGGCACAGTTGTACACGCTGGCAAACACATGTACAAGAAAGGCTGGGGCTTTGCCTTTGGTCTGCACGTAATCGTGGATAACAACCGCTTTCCAGACGGCACAGCAGGCTTGTGGGCTGGCTACTGCCACCTATCCAAGGTTGGTGTACAGGTTGGCCAGCGCATTGCCAAGGGCGATTACATTGGGCTTAGTGGGAATACAGGTAGAAGCACTGGCCCACACTTACATTTCCAAATTCTTGCTAGCCGTACTTGGAATCCAACTAAGCACAGAAACCCCCAGAAGTGGATAGATGCATGAGCCAATACATTAGCCGCAAATCTGATGCCTCATCAAAGATACCTACACAGACGCTTAAAGCTGACGTGTGGACTGCCTTAGAGGTAGACGGCCTATTAACTGTTATTCCTAATGCCGACTCGGTTGCCGGGGCATTATTCGCCGCTTACCTAAACATTAAAACACCTAAAATTGGTGGCGCTACTGAACTGACAATCCGCTGGACACGCGATCCACAAGGGATCAGAGACTCAACTGGCTACCAGACTGTAAGCCTTAAAAAAGGCGCAACTACCTTTGTAAAGGATGTTTGGCTATTTCAATCAACTAAAGGCCAGCCAGTGGCATTTATGCTTAAGGCAAATGGCAAGGCCGTAATAACTACAAGGGAAATTAAGTTGGCCATCTCATGACACAGTTAATCAATGCCGGGCAACTGGCAGCAGCTCTTATTGCGATCCTGACCCTTGTAGGAATGCTAGTTAAATGGGGCATAGTTAAACCCATAAAAGCCTACATAGACACTATGACTTATG